CTGTTCCTGCTTTCAATCTTAAATACACTATCGGTGTGTTCTCCACGCATTGATATTTCATATTCTGAAAACCGATTTTTACGTATCCAGTTTTTAGCTTTAGATAGCTCCTTTAAACATTCTATTAAACTTGATGAAACCGATAATTCATATACATGACCATTATCTTCGGTCAATGTAACTGTATTTTCATGAATATCTGAACACCTGAGATTTTTTAATACACTCATATCATTATTATAGATTCCCTCATATATACAAGAGAATAATGTTTTATAATACAATTTATTACATTCCTCATAATATTCTATTTTATCTATAGTTTTCAGAAATACTTCATGAGATATAAATTTTTTATCAGCATTTGGTTTTGCACTTTCCCATAAAGTCATTCTATCCAAACTTTTAATCATTCGATATAAACTATCGTCACAAACAATATTATTAGCTTGTAACCATTTAGTATATAGACTTAATATATAACATATAGTTGTTATTGATTTTGGACTATTAGGTTTTAAGTCAATAATTAATTTTTCTAATTGTATCTTATTATAATTTGGAAATTCATTCCAACGTTGTAACGGTAATAATTTCATAATATTTATTGCTACCTTTTGAGTATTAGGTGACTGAATTGATTTAATAAAATTTTCAACATTGTTATTTATATCATTATTGTTCATAACACATCCCCTTGCCCTTTTTCTTTATTTTATTTATATTTTTATTATATGAAAAGAATTTGAAATAAGGAAATATAAATAAAGATTTTTTAATTTTTATTTATATTTGAACTTCTCCATTAATACAATCAAGTCCGAGTTCAATACTATTAAACATATCCTCAATCTCACTATCCATTAAACCAATATAACGCTTAGTAGTTTGTGTGCTGGAGTGATTAAAGATAAACTGCAATTTTACCAAAGCTTCATCCTTATCTTCTGCATTATGCCAACACCAGTACCCAAAACTTTTACGTAAGCTATGTGAACCTATATTCTGTTTGATACCAGCTTCGAGAGCAGCAGTCTTTATTATCCTCCATAAAGATGCCACCACAATCGGTTCATTTCCTTTTCTGGATGGAAATAAGTAATCATCCAAATTTTCAATCGGATATCTATTTACATAATCTAAAATGGATTTTCTTACCGTTTGATTGAAAAATAATTTTACAAATTTTTTCTGTTTTCGTTGTTTCATTGGTTGCAGTGTATAGAAATCTCTAAATACCTTTTCTTCATCATTGTCTTGGAAAAAGAAAGACCATTTTAATGTACGTAAATCCGAACCTCGAATACCTACATTCATACCGATAAGAAATAACAATTTATTCCTATAGGCAATTTGTTTTTTATTGGCATCAGGGGCTTCTTCAATATGTTTATCAAATACTCTAATCATAGCAGCAATTTCTTCTTCTGTTCTAAAAGCATATACTTCAGAATCTTTTCCAGCTACCTTATTGTGATTATAATTTTCTGATTTTTTTCTAATTTTTCCATTAACAGCTACAAGCTGGACAATATTTGATTTTTCTTCTTTTTTAACTGCATTATCATTCATTTTCTCACTTCCTTTTTATCTCTGCAAACCATCCAATCTTCTGCTAAAACATCACAACAACATAGTTGACAAATACATTCAAAGGTTTTATCCCCAACACCATATATAATTGTTTCATAGTCTCCTTGTTTAAAGAGACAAATATAACTGTCTACTTCTGTCCAGCTTTCTCTTGTTATTTTGAAACCTTTTTTCAAATATTCAAGAGCTTTACTAAAATCTAATAATTTTTCCATTATTCTTGTCCTCCTATTTCATACTCTTTCATTTCTTCTAATGCTGCAAGACAAACTTCATATCTTACAATATAAAATTTACTTACATATCTACCGCTACTTTCTGCAAACAAACCGTATAGCTTATTATAATTAAATTTTGGTAACTCTACATAGAGAGGAACATAGCATGTCTCAATTTTATTATAAATATTGCACCAATCTGTATTACCAAACGCAACATCCATCTTTTCACTTTTTATATCCCAATTTATAATTGAAAAATTAAACAAACAGGGTCGATTTATTTAATGCGAAATACATTTTTAATCTGCATTTGGGAAACAGGTTCTTTAACTATTGCGTTTAATATATTTAATAATTCGTAAAATAGCACATCTGCATTTGACTTTGTCGCTTTTTCTGAAAGGCTTTTACACACCTTATTTACAATTTTGATTTCTTCTTCAGATAAATTCCCGGAAAAATAAAACTTATCACCACAAATCATTACTGTGTAAATATCCATTAATAGCACTCCTTCTACTATATAGGAATTGAAACAATCAATTTCATCATCTGTTAAATAGATTTTCTTGTTTCAATTCCCAAAACTTCCTTACTATCCATTTGTTCTAATTTATCAATTTTTTCTCTACGAACATACTCTGCAACAAAATCTAATATATCATCTGCTGCCACCTGTATTTCTGTATTATTTAATAATGAAACAATATGAATATCGCCACTCATATCCGAATTAAAATGAATATTACAAGTTTTTCCATGAAAACTATGCATTAAATCTCCTCCTTTTAAATTAAATATATTTTAATTGTACTAATTATAATACAATATTTATTCATTTAATAAATACTAAAAATTAAATTTTTTCTTATCTATTAACCGATACAATTCTTCATATCTTTTTTTAATTCGTTCCTTCTCTTTTTCCAGTTCTTCAGGAGAAAGATTATATTTTCCCTGCTGCACCCATTTTTGAGCTTGAACCGCACCATATGTTTCTATATCTTTTTGATATAATAAATTATTTTCAATAATAATTTTTCCATCTATGTCTTTATGTGGTTCTTGATACCATGATGGTTTATCCATTTTATACATTCCTGCGTGAAGTTTTTTCATTCGTTGCTCATGTGGTACGCCATTAAGTACATCAGAAGTATAAGCATCTATATTTTCCCAATATTCTGTCGGTACTTCCTTTGTACGTTTCTCATTGATATATTCTTTCCCTGTTAAAATCATTGCAATAGCCGAAAGAATTTTTAACATACTGTTTCCCTCCCTCTTAAAATCTAAATTTTATGCCAACTTTAACACCATATAACTGCTAAATATATATGCTACTTTTATCATCTTATCACATATATCACCTTAAATCAAGGTGTTTTTTATTTTTATATAAAAAAGGATAAAACTTAATAAAAAGGATAAAATCTAATAAAAAAGGATAAAATCTAATAAAAAAGGATAAAACTTACAAGTTTTATCCTTTTCCTGTTATCCATTAAAAATTATTTACTATATTCTTTTTTATCCAGTTCTACATCAATCTGCTTATTTTCTCGACCAAATTTTAAATAAAATCCGCCTTCGTTATATTGTCTCATGAAAGCCTCGATTAATGTATTCATTGGAACACCAATTTGTTTGCAATTTATCTTAAATTCATTTAAGACACTACGCTCAATAGTGGTATTTAAATTTGCAACATCTTTACGTTTAACATTTAAATTATTTGAAATTGATGACATTGCTTGACCTCCTTGTTTCTATTTTAAGACTTCTATTCAATAAGCCTATTAAACTAACTATACAATAACACACATTTATCTACTTGTCAAGTATTGTCTATCAATTTATCATGTAGTTATTTTTTCTCGTCATCAAATCATTAAACACACTACTTATGTAAACTCCCTATCGCCGAAAAGTCAAGGGTTTTCTGGCTGATTTATTATAAAAATAATATAATGTTAATATACAATATGTGTATTTTCAGTAAGTTCTGCGATTAACTTATCAAGAACTTTATATTTTTCCAACAATAATAACACTATTCTTACAATCATATCTTTGTTATTATTAATATTATAACATTCATTATATTCACTAATTAAATCCTGCATATTAGAAATACTTAACAAATACAATTTTTCCGTATATAAACTATCAAGTTTTATTAAACAATTTCCAAAATATCCTCTATATAAAGGATAACCATGATAGTCCACACTTTTTCTATCTCTTACATCCGCTATTGTTAATCTTGCAAGGTTTTTATTCCAATAAATAACATAGTCAATATCTTTTAAAAGAATATCATAATTGATTCTTTTCATAATCTTCTTCCTTTCTTTTTTTATGGTATTATCACCCATTAATTTAACTCAATTAAAAAAAATTAATTCCTCCCACTCTCATGTATGTGGTAACTTCCGTTTATCCTTTAGGTATAAGAAGCATTTTTCCATCTTTGTCCATCAGAGCCATCGCACATTTCGGATGCATGGTTGATTGTACTTTTCTTCTTACACTGAAAACCTAGTGGATGATATTCTCTTAACAATTCGTAGGACTAGGCGGTGTACAGTTGTCGGATTTTATTCTTCCTTTCCTTTAAAGCACCTGATTACTTTAGATACATCAGAGTAGCTTTAACAGCAGATTTTATATATAATTTGTCCATCTGCTGCCTATCAGCTTCATGCTATTCATTTTCATATTATTGGTAAAACTAAACCCATACCATATTTTCCATATAAAATAATAGGCTGATTTGCTTTTGCAGGATAATGTACCATAACTCTTTGACCATCAATACATCTTGCAATTTTTACAAATAGTCTTATATCATAGCGACTATTAAACTTTCGCTGAATCATTACTTTCATATCTGCATATTTTTTCCAATCATCTGTTTTTTTGGCTTTAGTTATCAATTTTTGAACATCATCAATGCGAATTATTTCTGTCCAACCATTAGGATAAACTTCTTTATCAAGCAAAGGCTCAAAATATTGATAAAATTTTTTACTTTCAATTGTGCCACATGCGTTTAAAATTTTCTGTTTATCCGTATCATTGACAATATCATTATCGAAAAAACAACCGCCATAAGGATTTATAACACAAAGAATATCATGTTCATTTGCATCCCAAAAAGCACCATTAACTCCTTCTTTAGGGCAACTCGTAGTCAAACTAACACAAGCTTTCAACATTTTTTTTGTCATTAACATTCACTCCTTCTTTTCTCTTAAAACTCGATATTATCTACTGTATTAACATATGCTTTGATATCTTCAACAAGTTTTTCTTTAAAAATTACTCCATTATTCCAATATTCAGCTAGAAATTCATGCTTGATAAGCACACGTCGTACACCTTCGGTAATCATACAAACCATCCATGCTTTAGGATTTTCAAATGGATTCTGTGAAGCCTGACCATAATTTTCCACTTGATACTGATAAACCTCAGCAGCTTCATCAAACCATTCTTTGATATAATCTACTGCTTTTTGTCTACTATATGTAGCTGAACCATCTGCATTTATTCCTTCTGTGATGGTATAGGCAAGGTCACAAGCATAAACCTCTTTACCTTCATACTCTGGTAAATTATCCACGATAAAATCCTTTACATATTCTACATAGCTTTTTAATTCTTCCATAAAAATTTTCCTCCTATACATATGCTATTTCCATTTCCTGAACACATTCAACCAAACTCATAATATGCGACTTATATCCTCTAACAAATTTCTTATAAAAGATTTTTCCACATATTTTTTGATTAAAATAGTAATGACCACATTTTGTACGCTTTATAATCCAGACTTTATTATCATTGAAAAAATCAACTGCTTCTATTCTATAAGGTGTATTCCCATTGTTTTTCCAGATATATTCCAGACATTCCTTCAGGTTTATTCCTTCAAATAAAATTTCAGATTTTCCAAATCGTTCTGTATCTGCTTGTACAGTCCAGTAATTCATTCTATTGTGATTGATAATAACATTTGTCATTTTCATAGATTTTTCCTCCATCCTTTTTATTCCTCCACTCTGCATTTATATAGGCTTGTGACTATTTGATATTTCTATCAAGCTGCATTAGAGGGGTGGATTATTCACCACCCTTTAAATTAGATTTATTATTTTTTCCTCCTTTAAAATTCCGTATCAACAACTGTGAGGATATTCACCCACAAATCAATATATTGTGTTGACCATCTATAATTTGTGTCATCCTGAAATTCTGTTTTTCCAGTAATAACATAACCTACTTGTTTTGCACCCTCTGAAGTATCTACAAACATTTCTGATTTTGTTTTCAGGGCATTGTTTGAAATTTCCACATAGAATTTTTCCTGAACAATTTTCCTATATTTCAATAATGCTTCCTTGATATTCTCAGCAGTTACACGAATTTCGCCTATAATATTACTGTCAATCCACCACTTTTTGTTGTTGTATTCCTTCATAGTAGTTGTTGTTTTGAAAATATAATTATTCATATATAGTTCTCCTTTTATCTTTATTTGTGGATTCCCACGACACTCCCAACTTCGGGAGTGTTTCGGCTGCTATCCCTGTCAGCCATCATCAGGTGGGGTTAGAGCTTCAGTCTTTTTTCTTATGATTTATTCCAAGAGACATTATTTTTACATATGTAGCAAATTCTATTTTTTCGTTGTTATCAACAAACAACTTCTTGCACATTCTATATAAATGTGATTTTGATATACCAATATGTTTAGAAAGAAAATCTCTATTATAACTCTTTATAATTGGTTTTACTTTGTCTTGAATTTCTTTAGAAGTCATAGATTCGAAAATCTTTATTTCTTTTTCTATCTCTTTATAATTCATCTAATTCACTCCTTAATTCGTCAATGCGGTCTTTCAGCTCCTCTATATCATCTTTATAGTCAGATTCATATACTTCGGCTGCTTCGTATTCGTCCATATCGACAGTATCGGATTTAAAATCATTCTGAAGGGATTCAAGTTCTTCTTCTGCTTCGTCAATTTCTCCCTGAATTTCACTTTCAGTTCGTAAACCTACCCAACTATAAACCTCATCAGCTTCAAACCATAACAGGTCATTTAGTTCTGTTTCGGTCATACCATCAGGGTATGTATCTTCTAAAATTGACTCCAGCTCTTCACATTTCCCTTCACGTTTGATTCTATCTAATGTATCAATCGCTCCGCTCCATGCTTTAAAAGAGTTTAAATCTAATTCATAAGTAATAGTCATAATATTTACCTTCCTTTTCCTATATTTGGGTATAATCCCGACTCCCTGAATATCAGGGAGTTTCGTCTTAATTTTCAAAGACTCATCAGGGGATTTTATGCAACTCTTATAACTTCATCTAAATAGATTCTTAAAGAACCTTTTCTGATAAAAGCTCTACCAGAAGTTGAGTAGTGTACCATATGTTTATGAAAACCCCACTCATTTTCGCCATTATGCCAACTGCATACATAATCACAATCGTATTTGTCATTTTCATCAGGTTTGTAAACCTGAAGTCCAAAAGTACCACTGATATATGCAGCTCCTATTGGTTTCTGATTTGCGTATCTTTTATACATAGCTTCCTTCATTTTTATTTACCTTCCTTTTTACCTTTTTATAGGGTTTTCCCTACCCCATCCCCGAAGGGATGAACGCTTTGAGCTTAAAGGGCTATTTATACACGTTGCAACGTGTTATTTATATTAACTATTAAGGTTATAGCCTGTAAAACTTTTAATAGGTAGACCTCATATTCATGTATGTATAGTTCACTTATGACCTGTAGATATCTTATAATAATATAAGAAAATTTATAGGTAGACCTCAATACACAAATAGTATAGTTCACTTATGACCTATCTTTTATTTTATTAGCATATAACCTTAATAGTTATAGTAAAAAAATAAATAAAGAAAAAGGATTTTCACTTTCCTGTCCAGTGGGTTTCTATGTCGCAATGCAAATTCAAGAAATGTAAATTTAAGATTCGCCACGAAACTATATACGCTCTTAGACAGGCACTTATTCAATTTTCAAAGTACAATGCAGGGTTTATAGTTACTACAATAAAATTCAGAGTTTTAAAACAATCCAGATTCAAAATCTGTTATTTTTTATTTCCTTGTTTTATTGTATCTACATATTACCATATATTCATCTACTTGTCAAGTAGATTTTTTATTTTTTTCACATTCATTTTTATTTGATTTAATTAGATTGTTTCGCCTCCTCTTAGGTATTATCTTCTTAACTTTATCAAATTAAAAACAAACTTAAAAAATATTTAATATATAATAATAATAATTAAGCTACAATAAAACTCTGAATTTTAAAACTTAAAACTTTTGTTTTGTTCCCTGTTTTATTGTAACTATATAATATCACACACGTACATGTGTGTCAATACCTTTTTTAAAAAAATATTTATTTTTATGCTATTTAGTGTTATAGTTAATATATCAATTAATTTTTACATATAAAAAAGAAAGTCGAGGGGGGAAATATGAAAAATGAAAAAATGAATACAGAAATTAAGGATACACTAAAAGTTATTGTAAAAATTGTAATACCAATTGTTACATTATATGCTATAATATGTGTTGCATATAATATATATGTAAATTATTTTACAAATTGGAACTTATCCCCAAGGGAAAAACTAGCTTTAGAAGTTGTAGAGGACTATAAAAATATGTTAAAAAATCCAAAATCCATGCAATTAAGTGGAGATATTTTAGTAATATTCTACGAAAACGAAGAAACAGAAGAAACAGAACTTTTTACATATTTTACAACATATGCTACCAATAGCTTTAATGCTGTAGTGCTATCTAATACAGTGTATTGTTTTACAGATTATCTAGGTGATATAGATAATTTAGCAGAAGAAGCAAGGAACACAGAAAATGAGGACAAAAGACAAAAAATATTAGACGCTAGTGTGGCATACGCTTTATACAAATATAAACTAGCTAGATATAATGTAGATAAAAATAATCTAAACCCAGTAGAAGAGCCAGAATACACCCTTGTAAATGGGGAATGGGCAGCTAAAAAACTAAAAATAGACTATATTAAATAAATAAGATAACATATTATATATGTACTTACATTAAAAGAGTAACATTTACGTTACTCTTTTTTATTATCTCGTTCTATTGTTTCTTTTATAGCTCTCTTTATAAAGCCATTCCTAGACTCTTCTGTTTTTTGTATATGCTCATTAATTTCTACAAAAAAATTGTTATTAACATCCAATGGGATACGCTTAATATGTGTTTTATTGTATTTTTTATTAGCTGCATAATTTGTTCTTTTTGCATACTCTCTTTGTATCTCAGCTTTTGTTTTCGCCATATGTTTCACCTCTTTTATTTATTATTGTAAATTATAATTATCTACATACTAACATGTATATATCTACTTGTCAAGTAAGATATTGTACATAAAAAGGGGAGCCTAATGGCTCCCATTTTGTATTTCTATCATTTCTTTTATTGTCATAGTTGCCTTACCATATTTACAATTATGGCAATCTCCATCACACAATGAGCCTTCTATTATACCATTCTTTTGGCTTGGATGAGTACAATACATATCCACTTTAAACTTAAAGCTACCATCTTTACTTTTCAAATAATGTGTCATACTTCTATCTCTCTTCTTTATTTGATTTTTACTTATTAATGTGTTATTCTTAATATTATAAATAATATATTTAATTTGTTATTTATCATCTTTTCTACATATTACCATATATTCATCTACTTGTCAAGTAGGTAATAGATATTCTTTTAATTTATTGTCGCATATAAATTGTGTGATAATTATGGAAATATTTATAATATTATGTGAATATTATAGTAATAATCAGAATATTTAAAGATTAATTTTTAAATTATCAGATAATTATATTTTATTTTCATTATTTTAAGAAATATATAGCGCATTATCTGAATATTATATGTTATTTATGCTTATATTTTGAATTATTGTATATATTTTTGATATATTTATACAATTTATGAATATTATATCAAAAATATGAATATTACATCTAAAGTATGAATATTGTATTTAATTTAAACTATTAACATTACAATTAAGGAAATTAATATTATAATTGAACTTTTTCACTTCTGGAATCAAACTATATAATTAAAATTGAACTTTTGTACTATAGATTGAACTTTACAATTATAAATTGAACTTATGATTCAAACTTACGATTCAGACCTACGATTCAAATTATTGGTTTTATTGTGTTTTGAATTGAACTTTTTGATATTTTAAATATATTTCTGTATTATTCTGAATATTTTAAAATTTATTAGATTATTTTCTGATAATTTAATTATTTTTTATATAATTATTAGATTTTTATTCTTATTTGTATATATTTTTTGTTTTTATATATTTATTATATTTATTTTCTGATAATATTCTAAAAATATCCACAAATTATATTCTTTTTATATTCTTTACAAATTATATTTGAGTTATATTTTCTTATATCTTCTTATATTTTCTATGTAATATTATTGTCTGTAAATTATGTTCTAATTTTTGTTGTTTCTGTAAATTATTTTTATTTTCTATAAATTTTCTGAATATTTTGTGTATTTGATTGTTTTTGAGTGTTTTGTGATTGATTGTGAGTGATTATGATTGTTTTAATTGATTGATTTTTTGCTAAATTGTCAGACAATTTAAAGCCGTTTACCATTATAATACATCATATAACGTTATATTTTATAGCAACAGACATAATATTTATAATATTTTAAACTATTTTTCATAGTATTAAAAACTACATCCAATGTTATAAAATTATATAAAATAACATTCAATTATTATATCCTTAAAACAAGGGGGTATTTTACAGTTATTTTTCATTTTTTCTTTGCTCAAAACCTAATGTCTGGTCAATCTCTTCCCAACCCAATTTTTACTTTAATTTCCTACATTTTACAAACTACATATTACACTATATTTATCTACATATTACTAAATATCTATCTTTATTCACCAACGGAAGTCCTAACGGTAAGCTAAATTTTATAATTATTATCACCATTCAAAACAACCATAAATTAATACCAAATTCAACAACAAAATTATCTACATGCTATCAACATAAATTTTTAAAAATTTACAAAATCCAATATTATATCAAAATTACACCTTTAAATAACTTTATTTTTATGTTATATATAAAAATTTTATATCCACATTAACCGTTAATTTTTATTCTGATTTATTTTAATGTATTTTATAATCTTTACCGTTCCCTATTTTCTTCTGTATTTTCTTCTGTTTTGATTTCCAAAAATAAAATAAAAAATATATAATACAACACAGGTAAAACAAAACACTCAATACAACTACAAATATATTAAAGCTACCTCCATATTCTTAACTTCCTCATACTAGGCTTAAAAGTAAGTTTATAGCACTAAAAATCGATTTTAATATAAAAGGTATATAATCCTTACCTATTAGGGTTAGAATTGATTTTAGAGTTGATTTAATTAGTTTTTTACTAAGGAATGAGATTTTAATAAACGTACCTCTGAAAAGTATTGTTCTGAAAAGTGTCGTTCTGAAAAGTGTCGTTCTGAAAAGTATTGTTCTGAAAAGTATTGTTCTAATAAATACTATTTTAATGTTTAAAAATATTATATTGAATATTATTAATATTTTTTATTAATGTTTTCCTCATTTTAAATTTTTTGCATATAATAAATTTAAGATGTTAATTAAAAAGAAGAATTATTCTAAAAAAATATTTTAAAATAATAAAATATATTTTAGTAAATATTTTTTGAAAAAACTATTAATATCGTAACATAAAAACACAATCTCTCTCCAGAGAGATAATTCTACTTATTGGTATATTATCTTATTGGTAATAGAGGGTAAAAATTTCCACAATGTTTGTGGAAGATTAAGGGGTATAAATTCATACCATACACAAATCTTGTGGAAATTTGAAAATTACTTGGTGTAGATTGGTGTAGATATAATTTTTATAATAAATCAGACAAAACCCATCACCTAAAAGTCATGGGTAGTTCACACTGGTTATAAAGAATGTTAAAATAAATTTTTATTCTGAAAAGATATATTTATTCTTTTTATTCAAGTAATATCAAGATTATTTTTTACTATAACTATTAAATATATATGCTAATTTGGCAAAATCATTAATTTGGAGGTAATTAATATGTTAAAAGAAAAAGAATTAGGAAAAGAATATGAGTTTAATCCTATCAAACTAACTGGTACAGCAAGTAAATATATTACTATACCATCATCTATTATTCTTGATACAAGTATGGATATTATGCGTGTGGCAATATTTTCTTTTTTTATGTTTCGAAAAGGATTAGATAACAAACTATTTTTTTCTATTAATGCTATTATTTATTGGTTTAATAAAAAACCTGATAGACACAAAGGGCAAATTAACGATAAATTATTACAATTACTTATGTCATTTGAGAACAAGGGGTATTTAATATATCCTGATACCACATTTAATAATATTAAAAATGTTGCTGCTCCTATGTGGGAACAATTTATTGAAGCAGAATTTAATATAAAAAAAGTTATTGAAGAAAAAAATGCAACTCAAAATAGATTTGCAACAATTTATTTAGACGAACTTGAAACCATATTATCCTACCAAAATTATAACTCTAAAAATGCTTATTCAAATAATTTTGTAGTGCTTTTAGTGTTTTCTTACCTTCGGATGATGATATATAAAAGACAAAATACTATTGGTACTGCTTTTAACTCTAATAATAAAAAAGATAGGATGCCTGAAGCATATGATTGTTTTAAATTTGAAATTGCTGAAACTCTTGGTATCTCTACAACAGCAGTAAAAAAAGCAATTAGTGTATTAGTTGAATTAAATTTGATAGTTGAATCTGAAAAATTTAAAAGTCAATATCTTGACCAAGAAGAAAATATTCGTTGGAGAACAGACTGTAGAATATTTTGTAATACTTATAAACGTGAAAAAGAATTTCACTTAGCATCAGGATATTCTTATTATCATCCAGAAATGATTAAAAAAGAAAAGATATTAGAAAATTCTGGAATTATAAAAAAATATATTACTCAGAATAATAATTTAAAAAAGGAGCGAATTATGACATGAATACTTTTGACACTAAAGACAAGCCAATAATTAATCACCCTAACAAATCATTGCTATCTAATTTTTTAGATTATGAATTATCAGAAAAAGACTTCTATCCACCAGAAGATAAACGAGTTTTTTGTTCAAAAGTTGGTAGTATTTTTCATGGTGATAATTTTAATGACTATTTAAAAGATTATTACAATTTGTGTGATATGGAAAATATATTTGAATAATTTTTTTTGCTATAACTATTAAATATATATGCTAATTTGAGAAAGGGTGTACGCAATGTTAGACAAACAAATTAAGATTTTCTCTGTAGATACAGGAAACTTTTATTCTAATAAAGAACTTTATTTACATAAACTTAATCATAAAATACGTATAGAACAAAATGCTTTAAAAGCTACGATTGCTTTTTATGATAAATGTTTACTTGAAATTGGATTTTCAAAAAAAGATATCTCTTATATGCAAAATGGAGTTTTTGAAAAAGTAAATTGTATTGAAGGCTCTATACAAGAATTTCAAGATATGATTAATTATTTTTATTTATATCAAAGATATGTATACAAAAGGGAAAAAGTAAAAAAAATAAAAAATCGTATTTTACTACTGCTTGAAAATAAAATAAATGCAAATATTGAGAGTGATGGAAAACACCATATTAGAAAGTTAAGATTTTTAAACACGCATAATCAATCTGTTGATTATTTAGATAAAAACATTATTTCTGTATTTGATTCTTCTTTTACTCGTGTAATAAATGCAAAACAAGATGAATTATCTACTGACTTTATGGTGGTGCAGGTGTATTATTTCAATATTATAAAAGACTTAATTTACTTTGGATTTATATATAATGGCGAAAAATATAGATATTTTACTTCTTCAGCTGGTCAAATACGAACTAAAAAGTGTGTATTTGTTAAGGAGTCTGTTTGGAAAAAACATGAAAAAACAATTATGTGTGGTCTTACAATAGATGATATTAATATTAAAGGTGGTAATAATCCAAATAAATATTTAGCATATATGGCATTAAATAATTCTGCTACAGATATATGGACTGAATTTGATATTGACAAAACTATTGTTATTGATGATTTTGAAACAAAAGTATTTGGCACATATGATTTAGTAGATGATATAGATTATTCAATTAAACGTATTTCTGATTATGTATCTATTACTCATAGTGACGGTAGTGGAATGATATTACCAACAGCATTTGGTAAAATTCAAAAAAATTCAATGGTTAGAATCCCGTGGGTAAAAGGTTTACTTGCTTTATTTGATTATGTAAAATTTATTAAAGAAAATAACTGCTCTCCTATTATTAAAGATATATATGGTGTTGAACATGATGTAATTGCGGAAGAAATTCAAGTTATATTTACAAAAAGCCAGTTTAAAATGTATAAACATTATAGTTCTTGGGAGCAGTATAAAGAATTTTATAAAAAATATAATTGTAGTGCTGGTCGTACTAATATTGAAGAAGATAGAATTAAGGATGCAAAAATTAATTATCAAATGTTACAAACTTTAACTGATATAACTGATGATGAAATACAAAAAATCGCTCAACCTTCAATTAATAAATTGAAAAATTTATGTTCTTCCGTTGAAAATATAAAAGAAGCTTTTGGAATAACACCTTATAATACTAATAAAAATTCTTTTCAACAAGCTGTAGAACTTTATCCTAATCTTTTAAATGATGAATATGTAAAATCTCAATTGAGAGAAATTAAAGATAGTATGATAAAAAAATATAAATCAGGGAAATTACAAATACATGGGAAATATACTTTTATTGTTCCAGATTTATATGCAGCTTGTGAATATTGGTTTATGAACATCAAAGAACCGAAAGGGTTGTTAAATGACGGTGAGGTTTTTTGTTGGTTATTTAGAAAATCTGATAAACTTGATTGTTTAAGAAGCCCTCATTTATACAAGGAACATGCGATTAGAAAAAATATGGCATATTATAAAAATAAAGAAAAGCAAAAAAAACTTAGAGAATGGTTTGGTACTGATGCTATATACACTAGTTGTCATGATTTAATTAGTAAAATTTTACAATTTGATTGTGATGGGGATATGTCGTTAGTAATATCTGATAAAACACTAATTAAAGTTGCTGAGAGAAATATGTTAGATATAGTACCTTTATATTACAACATGAAAAAAGCATCTCCTACCGTACTAAATAATGAAACTATTTATAATGGATTAATAGCAGCTTTTACTGGTGGAAACATAGGTCTTTATAGTAATGATATTTCTAAAATTTGGAATAGTGAAGTTTTTGTATCTGGAACTGATAATGAAAAACAAGAAGCAATTAATTTAGTGAAATTATTGTGTATGGAGAATAATTATGTTATCGATTACGCTAAAACCTTATATAAACCTCAAAGACCGAAATGTATTCATAAGCAAATAATATCTCATACTAAAGAAAAAGTACCATTCTTTTTTAAATATGCAAAAAATAAAAATATTGAACAGGTGTCACAAGAAAACAATAGTTTAGTAAATAAACTCAATTATATTATACCTAATCCTCGTATTAATTTCAGAAATTTAAAGTTGGATGAAATAGACTATACTGTTTTAATGAAAAATCCAAATATAGAATGTAAAGTTGCGTTTACTAGTAAAGGAAAATTAATAAAAGAAAAGACCGACCCACTTATTATAAAATATTGTGAACTAAATAGTAAACATCATTTTCAAATTGGATTAGATTATATTGATAAATTTACTATGTCAACTTTAAATTCTCAAACAAAACAGGATTTAAAATATAAAAAAATAACTAATGAAATAAAGTTAGAACTTTCACAATTTGGCTACACAGAACAAGAAATAACAGATATACTAGTTAAATTTTTATATAGTATCAAAAAAAGTAAATATAAAGTTGCATTATGGCTGTGTTATGGTGATTATATTTTAAATAATATTAAAAATAATGGTTATAAATCAAAATTAAAAGAAATTCAATGTATTGATTGTGGAGATTGGGTAGAAGTAAACATTACAAATAAACGTGCTTGTAGGTGTTCTAAATGTCAAATTGAAAGAAATAGAGAATATGAAAAGATAAAAAAAAGAAAACAACGACAACAAAAATAGTTTGTCCCTATTTTTTAATTTATTCAAATACAACCTTAAAATAAGGTAATATACAATTTTCCTTAAAATACATATTGCCTTATTTTAAGGTTGTATTTGAATTTTGAAATATCGTTTATATGGAAAATACTAAAGACTAAGTTTTTCAGATAAAATTAATTAATACATATTTACGAATTTGGTGGTGATAAAAATGGCTAAACAAAAATTAACAAAAAATACTATCATTAAAACAATTGCAGATAATGAACATATGAGTGTATCATCTGTCCGTTCAATATACAATAAATTAGAACAAATTGTTGTTAATGCTTTAAAATCTGTTAATGAATCAGATGATTCTATTTCTATTAAATTATTTGAGGGTATCACAGTTGATGCTAATTATATTCCTGAAAAGCAGAAACAAAATAATTTGTCTGGAAAGATGATTACTGTTGCTTCTCATATTAAGCCGAAAGCTAATATTACTCGTAGCTTTTGTGAAAAATTAAATTCTTAGATTTGTTATATAACAGTATTTATACTGTTTATATAAATTGCCTATTTTCTTTGATAATAGGTTAAGTGGTTACTTCTTTACATTCATGTTTTTACACCTTTCTTTATTGTAGAGCTGTTATGTAAATAACAGCTCTTTTGTGCCTTTATAATTCAAGATGATTAGTGTAATGGTGGTATAATAGTTTCTAAAATTATTGATAAAGGTTAAGGTCTTTTATTTTTTTTTTGCATGGGCGAGTATGCAAATGGCTGAAGCAAGCGGTCTGTAAAATCGTGACGTAAGATACATTGTAGGTTCAAATCCTACCTCTCCCATTTAGATAAAGTAATTTAATAAAATATTCAATTATTTTATGAAACAAGTGGACAAACGACAGAAGTATTAATTTTTACTTTCGTCTTTAATAAAGCTGGCGGTATAGGTTGGAATCTTGCTGACCCTCATAAGGTTGGAAAATTGGGTTCGATTCCCAAGCGAAGCAATTTTAATAGCGGTATAATTTTTAGGAATTATAGCAGATGAAAACCTCTGTATAAAGGTAGGAAATGACCTTTGATTAATATGGTGCTATAGTCAAGTGGTCAAG